TTCCGGGAACTTCCCGGAAATTCCCTCTGAAGGAAGGGAAGGAAGGAAGGAAGGAAGGAATAGAACATCCCCCTAAATCCCCCTTTTATAAAAAGGGGGACTTCCGGCCGACGCGGGCTGAATTGCGAAAGGCTGAGCTAGTCCGCAACCGCGTCCACGGCGGATGCCCGCACACGCCCAGGCATCAGACGGCGGCGGCCTGCATTGACGCGATTGCCCGTGAGCGACGAACGAACGGCCGGGCCTCATGACCGCTGAGTTATATACTTCCAGCAACACAGTGCTTGACACTGTGTTCCACTGCGAATAGGCTTCCGGGTCTGGCACGCGTGAGAAAATCCCGCCGAGTGGCGAAGATACCGGTGACCAAGATGGGCTGGCGCTGCGAGCGCTGTGGCCATGAATGGATTCCCAGCATCGAAGGATTTGCTCCCGCGACCTGTCCGAAGTGCAAGAGCCCGTACTGGAACCGCCCGCGGCGGTTTCCCAAACGGGAGAGTGCGCCGAAGACAAAACGGTAGCCAGGCGCGGGCAGCCTCGCGATACGCCGCCAATCCTGGCGGCCGCAATCGCCATGGGCTGCCGAAGGAGGCAGTGATGATGGGTCAACAGCAGGAGAGTCCACTTCGCCCCGCAGTCAACGCACTCGGCAAGCTCCGCGTCGAGCTGAAGAAGCGCGGCGGCAAGGAAGGTGGCAACTTGAACGAGAAGTTGCTGTCCTACGTCGACACGATCGATGCCACGCTGAAGCAGATCGAACCCCTGAGCAACATGCTCAAGCTGATCAACCAGCAGACCGAACTCGCGGTCTCGACGTTGCGGCTCGCGGCGGCGCAAGCCCACCACCAGATCGAGAACGGTGACGACGGCAGTTCCGAAACCAAGGGCGAGTAAGTCGGATGGCGACACGGGACGTGCCGTTAACCGACATCGTCGATAACCCCTTTCAGCCGCGATCGGATTTCGATCAGAAGACGATCAAGTCACTCGCCGACGAGATCGAGGCCGAGGGGTTTTGGAACGGCAGTCTTCAAGGACGACGCAATGCGCGCGGGAAAGTCGAATTGGTGTTTGGCCATCGACGCCTGCGCGCCTTGCGACTCTTGAAGGCACCTTCGGTGCGCGTCGAACTGCTGGATCTCAGCGATGACCAGATGGCGCTGCGCGCACTCGAGGAGAATCTACAACGCGAAGGGTTACAGGAGTTTGAGAAGGCTGATGCGGTCAAACGAGCTGTCGAACTCGAAACGCAACGCCGTCGCGAGAACAACGAATCTGAACGTGGTGCGGTTGAGGTGGTCGCGAAACGGCTGGGATTAGCAGCGAATTGGGTAGGTGAATTGTGTGCGATTTCCCGCGCTATAGCGCGGGAGGAACGTGACGAGATCGCCGGCGCTATCAGTGCAACAGCTGCTCACCAAGCGAAGAAGTGGGGCGGGAAAAAATACGTAAAAAGCCTTGTCCGTCAGGCAAAGCAAGCAGCGAAGGACCCTGATGGCAAGGTTTTGAAACCCACAGAAAACACCGTAGCCAAGATGAAACGTGCGGTTCTGGCGGCGCCGGAATCCGATCGCGAAGTTCTCCAGGAGAAGATCTTTTCTGGTGATCTCACGACACCAGAACAAGTGCAGCACTCGGCGCGGAGTATTGCCGCATCGCGTGTGCGGCGTGAGAAGGAACCACCGCCTGATTTGCGCGTCGTGATCGTCAAGTGGACGCACGACCTCAAGGATTGGGAACTCAAACTGAAGACGGTGTTGCCGTACATGGATTACGTCGATGAAGTGTCGGGCATTGCAAAGCCGTTTCGCACAGCCTTAGAACGGTTGATCGAAACGGGAACGAAGATTCTGCAAGCCTCGGAGGTCGACGATGACCGATGACGACGCCCTTGACCTTGAAATTCAGAGGTTGGATCAGGCCAGAGCGGCGACCGCCGCGCGGGTCGACTTTGTCGTGCGTGAGTTTGAAGCCATCTCGTTCCGATTCAACAGGCTTCAGCCGTTGATTGAAGCTCTGTATGAAGACGGAGAAGTAGTAACCGAGTTTGCCGATCCGTTGATGAAACTGTCAAACAGTTTCATGGAGCTCGGTCTCAGTCTCGCTGAAACATGGAAGCGCGTTTCCGATTTGGCTGATGCGTAACAGTTACGCATTCAACGGGGGCTGTGGTCCTGAGTTGTCATCCCTCAGGGCCGCGGCTTTTCAGGGCGATGGTGGGCGATTGGACCCTTCCGCCACCTGACGCAAGGGTCGACTCGGATGTAGTTCCCCCGACCGTCGGCCGACCGCGCAACCCCTGCGCGATCGGTGATCCTGAGGTCTCGACTGTGGGGCATCGTTTTACTCCTCCGATGCCTCAACCCACAGTCGGGACCGTCTTTTTTGCCGTGCTACGATCCCCCCCATTTTCAGGCGAACAAACGGCCAAGGTCTGATAACGGCGATTATGGAAAACGCAGGACACCGAAAGGGGCCGCGCAGAATTCCCAGTAGTCCGGACGGCGCAGCGCGGGCGCTTGCCGGCATGTTGAGCGTTGGCTCGCTGTTCGCCGGCATCGGCGGGTTCGATCTCGGCTTCGAACGCGCCGGCTTCGAGATCCGCTGGCAAGTCGAGATTGACCCGTTCTGTCGGGCCGTGCTCGCGAAACACTGGCCTGGCGTGAGGCGCTACGACGATGTTCGCACCGTCAACGGAGACCTCGAGCCAGTTGATGTTATTTGCGGAGGCTTTCCCTGTCAGCCGCACTCCCTCGCCGGCGCTCGCGGCGGTGCCGCCGACGAGCGCGACCTCTGGCCCGAATTTAGCCGACTCATTCGCGAGCTTGAACCCCGATGGGTCGTGGCGGAAAACGTCCCAGGGTTACTCTCAAGTGATGCTGGACGGTTCTTTGGAACGGTTCTCGGAGACCTGGCCGCGTGCGGGTATGACGCGGAATGGGACTGCCTACCAGCGTCCGCCTTTGGCGCCCCTCACCGACGCGACCGCGTCTGGATCGTGGCGTACCCCGCACGCGCAGGATGGGGCACGCGGCGCACAGAATGGCCACGAACGGCTGGCGGGCGGGCATTGCCTGACGCTGCGCGACCAAGTGATCACGCCGAGTATGTGGCCGACGCCGAGTGCGTCGGAGGACAAGTATCGCCTGCAAGGCTCTTCACAGCAGAGCACGAGTTTGAACGCGCTGCATGGTGGGAGTCTGAACCCGACGTGGGTCGACTGGCTCATGGGGTATCCGCTCGAGTGGACCGCCTTAGAGGCCTCGGCAATAGCATCGTCCCGCAAATCGCGGAATGGATCGCGCGCCGCATCCTCGAGGCCGAAGGGCTGACGTGAGCCTGAAACGCTACGCGGCGAAGCGCGACACCAACGAACGCGAGATCATCGCGATGCTCGAGAAGTGCGGCTGCCAGGTGCAACCGCTCTCGTTGCGCGGCATGCCGGATCTGCTCGTCGCCTTCCGGCACCGGGTCTACCTGCTCGAAATCAAAACCCCGAAAGGGAAGCCGACCGCGGCGCAGCAGCAGAAGGCGCAGCTCGGCTGGCCCGTCGTCACCGTCCACAGCGTGCGTGAGGCGTTGCAGTTTATCGGCGCGGAGAATGCGCGATGAAAGAGGCGCTCAGCGAAATCGTGTACGTCGAAGTCGAGGATGGGTTCCTGAAACTCTCCTTGGAAGATGGCCGCCACGTGATCTACCTCGACGCCGACATGTTCTACGCCCTGGCCCGGTTTTTTGATCGGGCCAAACTGGACGGCTACGAACCGGAAGCCTGCAGTTTCTGCGGACGCCTCCCATGAAGACCATTCAGACCCTCCAGCGTGAACGAGCCCAGTTCGAACGCCTGCTTGGGCTTCCACAAACCACCTTCGCTTACCGGCAACGGCTGCGCAAAGCCATTGCCGCTCGTGATCAGGCGATCGCCAAACGCCAGCAGCAGAGTTCTCGGTGATGCGGTACTGTGCGCAGCCTGGGTGTTCCCAGCTCGTCCCCCGTGGACGCTGTCGCACCCATGCCCTGCAGCAGGAACAGACCCGGAACAACCTCGACGCTCGACGGTGGTACAACACCACCCGCTGGTACCGCCTACGTGCTCGAGTCCTACGTGAGTGTGCGTACCAGTGTGCTGGCTGCGACCAGGTCCAACTGCGGCTCGACGTCGACCACATCACGCCGCATCGTGGCAACGCTGGGTTGTTTTGGTCCCGTGAGAATCTGCAGGCGCTGTGTCCCGTGTGCCATACCCGCAAAACCGTCAACGAAACCCGTTCACAGGAGGGCCGATGAGTCCACGACAACGCATCAGCGAACAGTTACATGAAGCCCTTGAGGAAGCCGCTCTCGTCGGCGCGCGAGAAATCAAAGAATTTCTCGGAACCTACCGTGGGAAAGATCCCGATCGGTTGCGACGAGTGCAGATTGCGATTGGCGCGGTTGGCAGCTACACGCGCTGGCGCGCGAGTCAGAACAACATGATCAGCATGATGCTGATTGCGGCGCGGCAGTCAGGGATTGGGCCGCAGCAAACGCTCGACATGGCGAAGGCGGCCGGTTTGTTACCAGAGTCGATTGAACCGGCAGAAGTGATTGCCCTCAAGCCCGCGAAGTAGCCGATGGGTGGTGTTGGCAGCGGTGGACACAACAAGAAACCTGGGCCGCGGTGGCCGTCCGGACGATTGATTCGTCCATGGACGAATGCCTGCGCCTGCGGTGGCCCCAAAACCAAATGGGTTAAACAGTGTCAGCGCTGTTTCAATCGCATTCGGGCCAAGTCTTCCAGCCTGTGTGGCTGCGGACAGCCTAAAGCACAGCGTGCAATGCGGTGTATGGCTTGCGCCAAGGCCGCGCGTCGCAGTCCTAAGTACGTGTGTCGCGGCTGCGGCGTGCGATTTTGGCGCAAGAACAAATCCTCAGGGCAATATTGTTCGCGTGCTTGCGCCTTTGCGCATTGGCGCGATTCGCATTGGTATCCCAAACCAGTTCCACCGAAGCCACGTCCTGTATGTCGCGAATGTGGAAATCTATGTCCGTTCAGACACCGGCGATTCTGTAGTACCTCGTGTCAACAAATTGCTCAGGAACGGCGCCGTATGGATCAGCAGATCCGGCAATATGGGCAGCGATTCCACTTCTGCCCGAATTGTGGCAAAGCGTTTACGACCACGTCGCAACCGAATCCTGATCACCGTACGGGACGGGTCGTGCAGCGTCAGTATATGGGTCGCGTCTTCTGTTCCTATCGATGTGTGTGCCAGTACAAATATCGAACGTATAGTGCGTTAGGTCGAATTCCATCCGAGGCTGAGCGCAATCGGTTGGCACAACTCATCGCGCTCATGCGTGACGCGTATCGCCGCATCGATCGGGAATTCAATCCAGGTAATTGGCCAATCTCTCAAGAGCCCCAAGAGCCGAAAACCGGCTAAACCGTTAAGAGTCAATAAGATGGGGGGTGGCTCGCATGTCCTGGCAACGATCTCGTCATACCGGTCCCCGGTGACAGACGCGTTTTGCGCGAAAACGTTAGCAATTTTGACGATTTAAGGCTGGTAAGCGGAATCGGAGGCTGACATGGCGATCCGCATCACATTCTGTGCGTCGGTCAGCTTCGAGTACGACTCCCAGCCAGTCCAGACCTACCGCGGGGAGATTGTGGCGCCAAATGCGTCCCTCGGCGCCAGGCGCGCGGTGGAGGCGGCACGTAGGACGTATCCGAACTCGTCGCCGCGCTCGTATGTGGTCGTCCTCGAAGAACGCAGCCGAACGACCGCATATGGGAAATAAGAACTCCGGCCGCAAGCCGATGGCGCCCGCCCTGAAGATCCTCCGGGGCAACCTGGACGGACCTGTGGTCCTCGAGGGGTTGACCCCCCCGCCACGGGTGGCGCCGATTCCGTTCATCAATGGCTTAACCCATGCCAAAGGGGCGTTTGGCGGCAAGCCGTTCAATCTGCGCCCGTGGCAGCTCCGGATTCTCCGGCAGTTGTTCAAGAAGCGCCGAGATGGAACACGGCAGTATCGGACCTGCTTGTTGATGCTGCCGCGCAAGAACGGCAAGACGGAACTGGCGGCCGCGATTGCCTTGTATGGCTTGCTGGCGGATGGCGAGCTGGGCGCCGAGGTCTACAGCGCGGCGGCGGACAAGGACCAGGCCGGGCTGGTGTTCGGGGTGGCCGCGCAGATGGTGCGCAACTCAGCCGACCTGTTGACCCGGTGCGACCTGGTCGACTCGATGAAGCGGATTGTTCATCGGCCCAGCGGGAGTTTTTACCGCGCAATTTCAGCCGAGGCGTACAGTAAGCACGGCTTTAACGCCTCGATGGTGATTTACGACGAGATGCACGCCGCGCCCAATCGGGCCTTGTACGACGTCTTGTCGACGTCGATGGGGGCGCGGAGTCAGCCGTTGATGCTGGTCATCTCGACCGCCGGCTACGACCGCCATTCCATCCTGTGGGAGCTCTACCAGCACGCCAAGAAAGTGCAAGAGAACCCGGCGCTGGATCCCACATTCCTGCCCATCCTCTACGAAGCGCCGGGGGACGCGGACTGGACGGCTGAGCGGGTCTGGAAGCGGGCCAATCCGGCGCTGGGTGATTTCCGCAGCCTCGAGGACATGCGCATCGCCTGCGCGCGGGCCAAGGAAATCCCGGCGCAGGAAAACAATTTCCGCCGGCTCTACCTCAACCAGTGGACCGAACAGGCCGACCGGTGGATCACGCTGCCGGCCTGGGATGCCTGCCGCCAGGATGCCCCAGGAACGACGATCGGCCGGCACCGCCGGCTGTACGTCGGTCTGGATTTGAGTTCCACCAAGGACCTCACAGCGCTGGTGGGGGTGTGTCCCGATGCCACCGGGTTTGACGTCGTCGCCCGGTTTTTCGTCCCCGCCGAATCGATTCGGTTGCGCAGCCTGCGCGACAAGGTGCCCTACGAGCAGTGGCGGCGGGAGGGATTCCTGACGGCGACGCCGGGCCCGACCATCGACTACGAAGCCGTCCGGCAAACCCTCAAGGTCTGGCAGCAGGATTACGCCGTGCAGATCGTCGCCTACGACCCGTGGAATGCGACCGACCTGGTGAGCCGGCTCGAGAAGCAGGACGGGTTCACCTGCGTGCCGATGCGGCAGGGGTTCGCGTCGCTGTCGGCGCCGACGAAATCGCTTGAGCAGGCGATTCTTTCGAAACGGTTGCGGCACGACGGCCATCCGGTCTTGCGCTGGTGCGTCGGCAATGTCGCCGTGGAATCTGACCCCGCCGGGAATCTCAAACCCTCGAAAGTCGTGTCGACCGAACGCATTGACGGCGTCGTCGCGCTGGTGATGGCCGTCGATGTGATGGACCGCAACGCCAGTGCGCCGGTGCCGGCCTATCGGGTGCTGGTGGTGGGGTGACGCCGCGCGAGCCGCCCAAACCCCGCGGGCGGCCCCGTGCGACCGAACCGGGCGAAACCTTGACCACCTACATCCGCAGCAGCGATTACGACCGCCTTGTCCAGCAAGCCGCCACGCAGCGCAAAAGCCTCGCCTCGCTCGTGCGCGATCTCCTGCGCCTGAAGATCTGACCGAATTGTTCTAAAGAACAAATACGGATCGGCCGGACCCGTCGTACGGTGTCGCGGCAAGAATGCTCCACGCCTATACGCATCTCGAGGTCAAGGCGCTTGACGGCGCCGCTCGCACGATCACCGGCATCGCCTCGACGCCGAACCCCGATCGCGAGGGCCACATCTTCGACCCGACCGGCGCGCAGTTCGCCAATCCGATCCCGCTGCTACTGCACCACGACCAGAAGCAACCGGTCGGCCACGCGACGCTGACGGCGACGAAGGCGGGGCTGCTGTTCGAAGCCACGATCGCCAGCGTCACCGATCCGGGGCCACTGCGCGACCGGCTGGAGGACACCTGGCAGCAGCTGCAAGCCGGCCTCCTCAACAAAGCCTCAATCGGCTTCCGCGTCCTCGAGGGCGGCGCCGAACGCCTGCGCAACGGCCTGTTGCGTCTCTTCAAAACCGAAATCTGCGAGTTGTCCTTGACGACGCTGCCGGTCAATGCCGACGCGGTCGTCCTCGCCGTCAAGTCGCTGGATTCCACCTGTTTTGCGCCCGGCCTGTCGCCGGCCGCGGTACGAAAGGGCCGACCGATGACCACAGCCGAACAGATCACCGAACTCGAGGGCCGGCGCAACACGATCCTCGCGCAGATGACGGCGCTGCTCGAAGACGACCTCGACGAGCCGAAGCAGCGGCAGTACGACAGTCTGCAACTGGAATGTAAGAACCTCGACGCGAAGTTGCCGCGGCTGAAGACGTTCGAGCAGACCTTGGCGGCCTCCGCGGAACCGATCGAGTCGTCGTCGATCGTCCGGGCGGCGCCGGCGATCATCCGGCCCCGGGCGCGCGTCAATCTCGAACCGGGGACGGCGTTTGTGCGCCTGGCGATGTGCAAGGCGGCGGGGGCCGGCGATTCGCTGGAAGCAATTCG